CGTAAATGAATATATTGACACAGGAAGTTATATACTTAATGCACTTATTTCGGGAAGCATTCACAAAGGTTTACCGTCCAATAAAATCACTGCTTTCGCGGGTGAGTCAGCAACGGGTAAAACTTTCTTTATACTTGGGATTGCCAGACAGTTTCTTGCAGATAATCCTAGCGGCGGTGTTCTTTATTTTGAGTCTGAGTCTGCACTCACTCCCGAAATGATTGAAGAACGAGATATTGATACAACAAGATTTATTCAATTACCAGTTGCCACGATACAGGATTTTGCTCAACAAGCATCAAGAGTAGTAGACGCACATATGGAGAAAAGTGAAGCACCACTTTTACTTTGCCTTGATAGTCTTGGTATGTTATCTACAGCAAAAGAAGTTGAAGATATTACTGGTGGTGCGAACAAGGTGGATATGACTAAGGCACGAATCGTAAAAGGTGCATTTAGAGTATTGACACTTAAACTTGCAAAGGCGGGAATACCTCTACTGGTTACTAATCACACATACAAACAAGTCGGGGCTATGTTTCCTCAAGACATTATGGGTGGTGGTTCTGGTTTACAGTATGCAGCATCTAATATCGTGTTCCTCTCCAAGAAAAAGGAAAAAGTAGGCACAGATGTAATTGGTAACATCATTCATTGTAAAAACTTTAAGTCCAGACTTGCGAAAGAAAACAAGAGAGTTGATGTACTTCTAAGTTATGATGAAGGTCTTAATCGTTACTATGGTCTTTTAGAGTTGGCAGAGAAGTATGAGATTTTCAAGAAAGTATCTACACGGTATGAGTTACCAGACGGTGCTAAGTTATACGGAAAACAAATACTAAAAGATCCAGAAAAATATTTCACTGAAGATGTGATGAATAGATTAGATGAAGCTGCTAAAACAGAATTTTCTTATGGTGGTGGAGCTAAAGAAACTACACCAGAAGAAACTGAAACAGGAGAAGTTAATGGCTGAACAACAATATGAAACTGAAGTAAAACTTCATCAAAGATACAATTTTGCTGCAAGTTCAACTATGCGAAAAGAATTAGTTGACAAGATGAATGAGATTATAGATGATCTTTACGAAACTCGCTATGAAGAGTTATATCATCAAAATGCATTTAGAGAAGTTAAAGGAAAACAACTTTTAATACCTGTTGAAAAATTACCTAAAGAGATGTCAGAGTATATTTTGACTATGGGAAAAGGTTATTTGTCTAATTCAGGATTATATTTCATGGATATTGATCCAGCTACAATTAATCTAGAGCTTCAACAGATTTGGGCAACAGATTCCGAAGAAAATGATTATAATCCACCCCACAGTCATTTTGGTTTGATGTCTGGTGTATTTTATTTAAAAGTTCCACCTCAAGTTTCAGATTTAAATGAAGAGGGTGCTTTTAATTTTCATCATGCAGAAAATGGATTCATGGATGTAAATCCATATCAATCTATTAGACCAAAGGGGGTTGTAACAGAACTTCCAGACATAGGGAAATTTATCATTTTTCCTGCATGGTTAAAACACTCGGTAAATCCATTTTTTGGGCCAGGCATTAGAAGAGCAGTATCTTTTAATTTGGTGTGTCCAGAAGCAAGCGAATGGAAACCCACCACACTTAAAGAACCATATAGTAAGAGAAAATTTGAACAAACTTTAAAGATAAACACAGCAGGTGGCCCTGATGCTAAAATTCAAGGTGACAGAGATATTAGAGGGTTGGCTGATGCCTGATCTATCTCCACAGGCTCATGTTCCAAAACTTAAAGATACTTGGTACAATATAGTCTCTAATCCAGAAGAGCCCGATGACAATAGTCTTTGTATTCAAATTAAACAAGGCCCGTTTTGCCATGTTATAGTCAAGTACAAAGACTTTAAAACAGATCCCACTCTGAATGATGATGGCACCTTGACATGCCAGTATGGATATGATATAATAATGTCACCGGCTGATATTGGTGAAAAAGACATAACTGATGAGCAGGGTAGAATATTTGAAGAAAATCTAGGTAAATCGATTTTAGAAATAATAGAAGAACAACATATAGGTGGCGATGAAGATAGAAACAACAATATTAAAGAATCTTTTACAGAATGAGGAATATGCACGAAAGGTATTACCATTTTTAAATGATGAATATTTTACTGAAAATTCCGATAAAATTGTATTCAATCAGATAAATAATTTCATACTGAAATACAATTCCCTTCCAAACAAAGAAGCCCTTACGATTGAGTTGAGTGATGCAAAAATCACAGAAGAAGATTTTAAAGACTCTGCAAACCTTGTCACTGCGATTAGTGAAGATATTCAAGAGTTCGCAGACCTCACATGGTTACTTGACTCGACAGAAAAATTCTGCCAAGACAAGGCAATCTACAACGCAGTGGTCGAGTCAATCTCAATACTCGACAATCCCAAATCAATCGCAGACAAGGGTGCCATTCCTGACATTCTTTCCGATGCTCTTTCTGTGTCTTTCGATCCTCATGTTGGCCATGATTATATTGATGACAGCGCTGAGCGGTTCGATTATTATCATAGGGTTGAAGAGAGGATTCCATTTGATCTCGACTACTTTAACAGAATTACCAAGGGTGGTCTTCCGCAGAAAACATTAAACATTTGTCTTGCGGGTACTGGTGTAGGTAAATCTTTATTCATGTGTCATGTTGCATCTTCTTGTCTTGCACAAAATCAAAATGTACTTTATATCACTCTTGAGATGGCAGAAGAAAAGATTGCTGAAAGGATTGATGCAAACCTTCTAGATATTTCTATAGATGACCTTCACAGTCTACCAAAAGACCTCTACGATAAGAAAATAAATAGTTTAAGTAATACTACAAAAGGAAAACTAATAATTAAAGAATATCCAACTGCAGCTGCAAATGTTAATCATTTTCGTGCATTGTTGAATGAACTAAATCTTAAACGGTCATTTGTTCCAGACATTATATTTGTAGATTATCTTAACATTTGTACATCTTCCAGAATAAAAACAGGGTCTAATGTCAATTCTTACACGCTTATCAAATCAATTGCAGAAGAACTCCGCGGTCTTGCTGTGGAAAATAAACTTCCTATTGTCTCTGCGACCCAAACCACTAGAGCGGGGTATTCAAGTACTGATGTCGGGCTGGAAGATACTTCAGAGAGTTTCGGATTACCTGCAACTGCAGATCTTATGTTTGCAATTATATCTACTGAGCAGATGGAAGAAGTTGGACAAATATTAGTAAAGCAGTTGAAGAACAGATATAATGACCCCACATCAAATCGTAAATTTGTAGTGGGTATTGACCGTTCAAAAATGAGATTATTTGATGTATCTCAAGCAGCACAAGATGAATTGGTAGATACTGGTCAAACAAAAGATGACACACCATCTTTTGACATAGCAACTGGTGGTAAATTTAAGAAACAAGATTTCTCAGGATTTGACTATGAATGAAGAAAACATCTCCCAATCTTTTAAGATGAGTTATACTTTACATAGGCCTTGGTCTGACATTTTGTTTGAAACAACTCTTCCACCAATGGTTTTGGAGAAAATGATAGAAATTTCTGATGAGGTGTTGGCCGACTCAAAGAGAATAAGTTGGGGGAAAAATTTGGCAGGACAAATAAAAGAAGAACTGTTAATAGAGCCTAAATTATTAAAAAAAGAAAACTTATTAGATTTTTTTGGTAATATGGTTCAAGAGTATGTTCATCAATGTAATCTCCAACAAGCTCCACCAGATCAACATCAACACATGGAGACTGTTAAAAACCATATTCAAGTTGTAATTAACAGTATGTGGATAGTAGAACAACAGCCCGGAGAGTATAATCCTATTCATACTCATACAAATTGTGATATTTCTACGGTGATGTATTTAAAAGCTCCTAATTTTTTACCTTCAGAAAAAACAGAAAGAGATGATGATGGTACAATATATTTCATAGGAAGTTCAAGCCCAAAAACTAAACTAAACACAAATTCACTCAAAGTTAAACCCACGCCCGGGGCTTTCTTCATTTTTCCATCACATCTTCAACATACAGTTTATCCTTATAAAACAAATGATAATTTTGCAAGAAGGAGTGTTTCTTTCAATGCATCATTTGAATACAAAAAGTAACTATGAAAGAGAATACTACAGTTATTGATCGTACTGGTTCTGATAATGGTTCTGATACAGTAAAGAAGACGAAAAAGCCAAAACCTCCACGAAAATATAAGGTCATTTATCATAATGATG